CAAGGCAACCAAGGAGGAGCGGGCCCTCAAGGCAACCAAGGAGGAGCAGGCCCTCAAGGCAACCAAGGAGGAGCAGGCCCTCAAGGTAATCAAGGAGTAGCAGGCCCTCAAGGAACACAAGGAAACCAAGGAGGAGCAGGCCCTCAAGGTAATCAAGGAGTAGCAGGCCCTCAAGGAACACAAGGAAACCAAGGAGGAGCAGGCTCACAAGGGCCTCAAGGCAATCAAGGAGGAGCAGGCTCACAAGGTAATCAAGGAAGCCAAGGAGCTCAGGGAGCAACCGGCCCAGTCGCTGGATCTGCAAATCAGGTAGTTTATAAAGATGGAAGCAATGCTGCCGCTGGATCTTCGAGTTTTACTTTCGATGGCACAACAGTAACTGCTCCAATACTTTCAGTAACTAGAACTGCTGGCACAGGAACACAAAGTCCTTCAGTTACTGTTACTGCTCCTGCTCACACAGCTTTGACTGCTTCTACTGAATCTAGCGATTTGGATATAAACCTAGCAAGAACAGCGCAATTTGCGACTGGTGCTTTGACTCTTCAAAGGGCAGTTAGAATACAAGCTCCGATTTACAGTTTTGTTGCAGCTAGTACAATAACCACTGCTGCTACTGTATCAATTGATTCTGCACCTTCGACTGGTACTAATGCAACTATTACTAATCCTATTGCACTTAGAATAACTCCAAGTATAAGTGCTGGAATAGGGATATTAATTCAAAACTCTAATGCTAGTCACTCAGGGGCATTATTACGAGCACAGAATAATCTTGGAACAGCACTATTTACAGTGGCAGGTAATGGTGCAGTAACTTTAGCCACGTCTGCGCCATCTGGCGTTGGTGGTACACCTTCCACATCATTAACAGTTAATGGTCCAGCTTTTTTCCAAGTTGCAGCTTCTGAAATTACAGATGTTCTTTTTAATTTAGGTAGATCATTTAGCTTTGTAGCTGGTTCAATTGCAACCCAAAGAGCAATACGAGTAACTTCTCCAACATATACATTTGTAAGTGCAAGCACAATTACAACCGCTGTAACAATGCAGATTGATGCTGCACCCACAGCAGGAGCCAATGCGACAATCACCAACGCTTACGCACTTCGTGTTTTGACAGGTACTGCTGCTGGCGTTGGTATAGTTATTCAAGGTGCAGCTTCTCAGACTGGTGATTTATTCCGAATACAAAACAGCACTCCAGCCAATTTGTTTGCAGTAAATAACAATGGGTCTTTAGTTTTATCTCCTTACGGAACCTCTGCTGGCCAAACTAACGAAATACGCTTTTTAGGACTAGCAGCTAATGGCACAAACTATGTAGGATTTAAAGCTGGAGACAACATAGCGACTAGTTTGATTTGGACTCTGCCAACTGCTGATGGAACTAGTGGTCAAGCCTTAACTACTAACGCAAGCGGTGTCTTATCGTGGTCATCGGTAGGTTCTGGAACAGTAACATCAATCGCAACCACCTCCCCAATAACAGGTGGAACGATAACTGGAACTGGCACAATTGGAATAAACGCAGCAAGTGCAAATACCGCTTCTTATGTAGTTCAAAGAGATGCTTCTGGTAACTTTTCTGCTGGCACTATCACCGCAGCGTTAACAGGGAACGCATCAACTGCAACTAGTCTCGCTGGCGGTGGTGCTGGCCAAGTTCCTTACAACACTGCATCTGGTGCAACTAGTTTTCTTGCTGCTGGAACAGCGGGGCAAGTATTGCAATCCAATGGAACAGCAGCACCTTCTTGGGGTACACAAACTTCTAAGTCATCAGGAAGCGATATTTTCTTAGCTAACAATTTTGGAGGTTTATAATGCCAGTAACAGCAACACCTATATTTGCTCAAGCACCGTACTTTGTAGCAAAGACACTAGCAGCACAAACAGCCTGTACCACTAGAGGCCCAACAGCAACAGCTAGCCTTGCAGCAGCAAACATTATCGAAGTTGTGCCGACTTCTACCAATGGGCTAAGGATTGATAGTATTCAAGTTAATGCTTGCTCTACTTCTTTTACATCAGCAACTGCTGGTAACATAGTGGGCATTTGGGTATGGGATGGTACTACAGCTTTCTTATTCACAGAAATACTTGTGACCGCTATAACTCCTTCGACTACTGTTGCTGGATTTACTACTACTTTAACTTTTGCTAACCCTCTAGTTCTTCCTTCAACATTTAAGCTTTTTGCCTCTGTTAGTGTTACTACTACTGCTAGTACTACAGCTTTGCAAGTATGTGTAATGGGAGGGGCATACTAATGCCAGGAGCGTTTAGTTACGGAGTGACTCCGATTAACTCTCCAAAAGGTTCTGCATTTCAGGCAGTTCAAGAAACTACTATATCAGCAGGCAGCATACAAATGTTCGCTGGCTCTACCGCCCCCAGTGGTTGGTTAGTTTGCGATGGAAGTGTTGTCAGCAGAAGCGCATATAGTGATTTATTTAAAGTCATCGGAACCACATACGGGGCCGGTAATTCAAATAGTACATTCACCCTACCGGACATGATGGGCAGGTTGCCCATGGGTGCGGGTACCGGTACTTCTCTAACAGCAAGAACGCTAGGTACAGCTTTGGGGGCAGAGACAGCTACACTAGCTACCACTAATTTACCTTCACACACCCATACCACTTCAGTAAGCACAGAAAGCGACACACACACGCACACAGGCACAAGCTCAGATCAAAGCGTGACTCATACGCATAGTTATAATAAGCCTATAGGAACTACTGGTTCGCAAGTCGGTATCATAGATACTCTTACGGGTTCTAGTTCTGGTACGCCGTTAACCGGTGGCCAATCCGCTGATCATTACCATGGAACAACTTTTGGAAATGCAAGCGCTACTCATTCGCATAGCATTACGAATGATCCTACAGGCAGCGGAACCGCATTTGGAATATTATTACCGGCAATAGCTGTTAATTTTATTATAAAAGTATAGGTGAACAATTGGCTGGAGCTTTTGCATATAACACGATACCAACTAACGCCCCTAAAGGTAGTGCGTTTGCACCATCTAACACTGCAGTCATACCGACCGGAGTGATAGAAATGTTTGCTGGGTCTACTGCTCCTGATGGGTGGCTAATATGTGATGGAAGTACTGTGAGCAGAAGTGTTTATCAAAGCTTATTTAAAGTTATCGGTACGACTTATGGGGCAGGTAATTCAAATACTACGTTTACGTTACCTGATATGAGAGGCAGATGCCCTATGGGCGTGGGGTCTGGCCCCAGCCTAACCACAAGAGCGTTAGCGGCTACTGCTGGTGCAGAGACTGCTACGCTGGCTATAACTAATCTACCTTCTCATACTCATACAGCTACAATAGGAACAGATAGCCCTACTCATTCGCACACAAGCAACACCGTTACTGGAGCGTCTGCGAACCATCAACATTATTTTAGTCATACTGCTGGCACATCGGGTTCGTATGGTTTATTCGATTCAGCCACAGCTAGTAGTTCTGGTCAACCTAGTACTGGTGGCATTCAGCAAAATCATACGCATTCTACTACCACAGGAACTGAAAGTGCTAACCACACGCATACATTTACAAACTCAAATACGCCTGCAACAGCTGCAACTGCGTTTGGAATTATGCCACCATCAATAGTCATTAATTTCATTATAAAGATATAGGTGAACAAGTGGCTGGATCTTTTAATTATAGCATGGTACCAACAAACGCTCCTAAAGGTAGTGCGTTTCAAGGCTTAGTCGCATCTGTCACCCCAGCGGGTGTTATAAGGGGTTTCTCTGGATCAACTATCCCTAGTGGTTGGCTTGTCTGCGACGGAAGCACCATAAGCAGAATGGCTTTCAGTAATTTGTTTAAAGTCATTGGAACTACATTTGGCTCCGGTAATTCGAATAACACCTTTACGCTGCCTGACATGAGGGGTAGATTACCAATTGGTGCTGGAACCGGTACATCTTTAACGGCTAGGACTTTAGGATCAACTTTAGGAGCAGAAACAGTAACATTAGCTGAAGCAAATATGGCCTCTCATACTCACACCAACAACTCAGCCACGGCAACTCAAAGCGCTACTCATACGCATACTGCTACAAGTGGTACGGTATCAGCTGATCATACACATGGCTGGGGCAGAAACGTGGGATCATCTGGTTCCTATGGCTTAAGGGACGGTGCTAACAGAAGTGCTAATGGGACACCAAATACGCAGGGAGCCACAGCCGGGCATACACATACTACGACTACTGGAACAGAAAGCGCAACTCATACACACTCGTTTTCTAATTCTTATACCGGAGGTGGGACTCCATTTGGTATCATACCGCCAGCGTTAGTCATTAATTTCATTATTAAAACATAGGAGAAAAGTATGTTAAGTTTAAGTATTATTTTAACAAATAGGATAGATGCCTCAGGAGTAGCAACAGAGGACATCTATAACATTAGCCTAATTAAAACAAATTCAGATGGTGTTACAAGAAATGTAACTATGCCTGTTTTACCCACTTCAGAGACTGGTAGGTTTATATCTAATCTTGCAGAGCAAGCTTGGAACTACGTACCTTCAGCCCCTCCAGATGCTCTTTCTCAGGCAAAGGCTTGGTTATTACAAAATGTAGATAGTGACTGGGCGGTTTTAGAAAAAACAGGATGGGACTCTGGTAAAGGATATCATCTGGGTATTACTCCTTCTGATGTTGCCCTTATTGTAGGGGTGTTTTCCCTTGCAAGAGAGGCATCAGCGATGGGCCTGCCTATACCAGGATTAATCAGTATGGAAGGTAATGAAATTGAATTTGAAACCATACAAGATATGACTGTATTGCTCATGTATTATGGAAAGGCTAGATCAGACCTTGCTAAAGAGTTTGCGGCTAGGCGTAAGACAATACAAGATGCTACTATGATTGAAGAATTACCTACAATACCTCCACCAATTTAATAAAGGCAACTATGACTGAAGCTACAACCACAACTCCACTTTGCTCGATAATGCATAAGTATGGTAGCGATAAAGGGCTAGGACTTCATAACTATACTAAAGAATATTACAAGATATTTAACAGCCGTAGGTTTGATGTTAAATCGGTCTTTGAACTTGGCATAGGCACTACAAACAGATTCATTCCTACAAACATGGGACCAAAAGGAGTACCTGGCGCGTCACTAAGAGGATGGAGAGAGTTCTTTCCAAACGCAATTATATATGGAGCTGACATTGATAAGAGCGTATTAATACGCGAAGAAAGAATAGAGAGTTATTACGTTGATCAAACTTCTGAGCTTTCTGTCATGAGCTTGTGGGAAAACGCAGCTCTTAAAGATTTAAAATTTGACCTTATGGTAGATGACAGCTTACATAGAGCTGATCCTAATTTTAATTTTTTAATTAACTCTTATCATAAACTTAATGTTGGAGGGGTTTATGTAATAGAAGACGTACTTGTTAAAGAAGACAACATAAACGAGTACAGAAACAGGTTAGAGAGTTTATTAAAAAAGGTTAACTTTAAATATGAAATATTAAAAATTGAACATCCAACTAACAAAACAGATAACTGTATTGTAAAATTGTCAGACTTTAATGTAATTAAATAGAATATTAACTGTTGGTAACCTTGCCCATATTTAAACGTAAAGGTAGTATGTCGATTTTGGAAGGTTACTATGTCTAAGCGAACTATAATCCTAAGGCACCACAGAGCCGCTGGCGACATCCTTGTAATGACAGCTGTGGTTAGAGACCTATATAAGGCATACTCTGATACCGTAGATATAGGCGTAGAAACCCCATTTCCAGAGATATGGGAAAACAACCCATACATTGTAAAGCTTAAAGATAGAAGGTTAGGAGCCTCTGTATATAACTTAAGCTACGGAGATGGCATACGGAAAGCTGGTAGAGAGCCTATACACTTCATGCAAGCATTCTATGACGACTTTGAAAAAAGGTCTGGAATGAAGCTTAGCCTTACCGATCCAAAACCTGACCTACACTTATCCGAATCTGAGCTCAGCAAAAGAGCAGTTGAAGGCAGGTACTGGGTAGTGCTGTCAGGAGGTAAAGCAGACTTTACAACCAAGCACCCTAGGTTCTTTGACATACAGGACTCTGTAGACGTACTAAGATCTATGGGTGTAAAGTTTGTACAGGTTGGAGCCAGCGGTGGAAAGCCAGCCAGCCTTCACAGAACCATAGAAGGAGCCATAGATCTTAGGGGTAAAACGTCGCTAAGAGATCTGATGGCTTTGATACACCATTCTGACGGAGTTATATGCACTATAACTATGGCTATGCACATGGCTGCAGCTCTGCAAAAGCCATGCGTAGTGCTAGCAGGAGGAAGAGAAGAGTGGTGGTGGGAAGGCTACGTAAGAGAAAACCCTGCTTTTAAAGGTCTTAACGTAAACGTTCCTCACAAGTACCTTCACACCATGGGTCTACTAGACTGCTGCAGAGGCCCTAGAGCTTGCTGGAAAAACAAAGTTTTAAAGTCTGAAGGAGACAAGTCTTACTGCAGCTATCCACACCTTGAGCCTGAAGGGCAGACTGTTCCATTGTGCCAGCACATGATAGGAGCCAGCAAAATAACAGAGTCTGTCCTTTACTACTATCTAACCGGAATATTACCACCATTACCAGATTGGAGTTTGAATAACATGTTACCGTCAGTTGATAAGCCAACCAGCCTAGTGCTTCCAGATGGTAGAAAAGTAAAAGTAGAGGTAACAATCGACGACTATAACGATGTTACTTCCAAAAGAAAGATTGAGCTTCCTGTACTGAAGCCAGCCAAAGTACATGAGCCTTTAGTTGTAAACCTAGTGGAGACGTCTCCACTGACCTCACTAATGGACCACGAAGAGATAGGAGGACAAGTCACACTATGTTTACTAGTGTACGGCAAGTTCTTCGATATGCATAAGCGCTGCCTTAGTGCACTGGCTAGAGTTCCAAGTTCTAGGCTAGACCTAAGAGTGTATCTTAACCAGGCATGCGATGAAACTATAGCTATGGCAGAAGAGATGCACAAGAACAAGCAGATATCTGTTCTTTACAGATCAGACAGCAACAAGTTTAAATACCCGTGCATGAGAGAGATGTTCCACGACAAAGATAACCCTATAACCAACAAATGGGTAATATGGTTTGATGATGACACTATGGCTGATGTTGATAACCATTGGCTTGATAAGCTCTGCCAAGCTGTAATAACTAACGTAAAGTCAGACCCTAGTGTCGGTATGCTAGGTGCTAGATACTTCTTTAGCATGAACCAAGAACACCTAAGTTGGATAAGAACAGGCTCTTGGTTTAAAGGTGTAAGCTTTAGAGATAAAGCTGGAAATGCAGCCCCTAATGGATTTAAAATACACTTTGCGTCTGGGTCGTGCTGGGCTATTAAAAGGGAGTGTATAACTGAGTGCGACATACCTGACTCAAGGCTTAGGCATAACGGAGGAGACATATGCATAGGCGAGCAGCTATGGCAGGGAGGGTGGCACCTTAAAAACTGGAATAATGATAAAAGAATAATCCTATGGTCAAGCGTGGCTAGACGCGGATACGCAGAAAGTATCTTTGGAATATGAGAGTAAGTTAAGGTACACTGTATATAGCCTGGAGGGCATAAGCATGAGTGATTCTTCTAGTTCTTTTAGTTCTTCTGATACACCATCAGACAAGCATGGTATCAAGCTAAAGCGTTACGTTCAGGCTAAATACGTCATAAACAACATTGACGGCTTTAGAATGAAGGTAGAAGCTTTAGACGCTAACGGAATGAGTAACGCTATATTTCGTTACTTGCGCGGACCTTTAAGCGCATCCACAGGCTCGTACCAGGACGACTTTGATGGTATATGCTCTCCGTCTGATTTAGAAGAGTTTTATGAGAACGCTCCACAGCCTGGAGCTAATCCGGCATGGTTTAGGAAGAGCTATGTAGACTTAGTGTTTAGATCTCAAGCCACGGCTAACGAGGCTTGGGAGATGATGCTAAGTGATGTTAAAATCCTTGTAAAGACAATGGACACTATGGAAGATATACAACCAGAAATAACCGTGTCCATAGGTGACCCACTAAACTAAGGAGACTGCTATGTCAGAAATCAAAAGCAAACTAGTCATTATAGACGACGGTATGGTCATAAACATACTTAATGACCCCAAGGTTTCAGGTCAAATACAGGCTGTAAAGATAGCCGTAGATAACGCTAGAGCTAAGGTTGGAAGCGTTAGAAAAGGAGGCTGTAGGCCGTGCCAAGCCAAGGCCCGTAATATAGCTGTAAACCTAATGTCGGTAAAGAAGGCTATAGCTCAGCTATCAGACGCTGATAAGGCAAAGCTTAAAGACATAATGAACACAGAGCAGGCTAGGATAGTTTATACCAACGATTCAGGTAAAATTATACAGCTTACCTTCTAGCTAAATTGGAGCCGTTTTTGCGTCATAATCTAGTGTATAGCTATAGCTATCAAATATAAGACCCGTAACGTCTAGACCTCACAGTCTAAACGTTACGGGTCTGATGCAAATTTTTAGCTATTGGGTTTGCTAACTGGCAGCAAGGTCAGTAACATAGACCCACGATCGGTATAAAACAAAGAAAGGATACTTAGATGATTAAGGCTATAGCGTTGAAGTCCGAAAAGGTAGGCCAGAAGGCTAATGTAACTATTGAGGCTGCCTCCCTTGAGGAAGCGCAATCAAAGGCTTCAAGGGAAGCTGCTATTGAGTTTGGATCCCAGAAGCTAGGGATGAACCGTCCAGGAATTTCAGGTTCACCTTGGATGGAGTGGGTAGACGAGTCAGGTAAGTCGCTGAGTCACAAGGAGTTTGAAGCTTCTACTTCTAGGTTTGTACATATTTCATGGCCTCTACAAGAAGGGCTGTAATGGAACAGGGCAGTAGTCAGGTAAAGCCGTATGAGCACAGGGATACATCAAAAGCTGTATGGCTTAACGGTGAATCCTATGCCACAGTTCTTCTTATATGCTTTATAGACTCATACGGTACTGAAGGCCTAGAATGGGACCCCATGACCATAAGGCAAGAGATAGAAGAAGACTTTGGAGTAAAGATTCCTAACAAAGTTTTCAACAGGTTAATGTCGGCTATAAACATAGCCACTACTGACCAGTTCTACACGTCCTTACCTGACTTCATCGACCTGTGCAACATCTTATCAGGAGACGTCCTAGACCCAAGATGGTTTGATCCAGCAGACCCTTCGGAGTGTGCTTGGGGCATCACAGAGGCTTTAATGATATCCCCTCCAGATGATGGAGAAGAAAATCCGTTCGCTAGCGAGATAGTAGGGTATATCTCTCAGGTTGTAAAGTCTCACGGAATACATAATCCTCCTGACGTGTTAAAAATAGGCCTTGGAGAAGATGCTGATAAAATAGCAGAAAACGTAGCCCAAACGTTTTCTGACGATCCAGAGATGTATTCAGCAATATGGAAGACTCAGCAAGATAAGTCTGACGATATTAAGACTTATGTTAAAGAAAACCTTAGAAGTCTTATAAAGCAGATCGATAGTTTAAAGCTTGCTAATGGTAATACTGCTGGAGTAATAAGAAAGCTGGCAGGAGATAAGCTACAGTGATTAAACTGAAGTTTGGGAGAACCATCCCTTTAAATTCAGAAGTCCTAGAGCTTACGACAGATGAAGCTTACAAGCATTTAACCATAAGAAACACATACAGCTTGTACGAGCTAGTAGACGTTTCAAAGCTTCACAAGGCTTACTATGAGTTTGATATGTACTTCAATAGTGCCAGCGTGTTTTCTAAAGCTTACGATTTGTTTAAAGAGGAAGTAGTACCATTCGTCGCAGCTCTAATAAGCGAAAAACGTACAACTGAAACATACATAGCAGATGCTAGTGGCGCTACAAACCTTGGAAGATGCAAATATAAGATTTCGTTTCACTTCCGGTGCCCTAATGATTTAATAGACCACAGGGCTAATTACAACGTTGGAGCTATGTTAGACCCTATTATACAGGGTGAGTTTATGGAAGAGCTTAATGATCTTACTATGGAATTCACCGACAGTGAACGGTCGCTGTTTGACAAAGCTTTAGTAGCTACTAACGGATCGTTTAATCCTACTTTTTACCTTAATAAAAACTTTAATGAGATAGGTATTAATAGTAAATCAGAAGAAGACATAATTAATCATTTCAATAGTAGAGGTCACAACTCTGGATCCATGTATTCAGTAATTAACTTTATTAACACTAACATATACAAAATGAACAGAGCCTATTCTATAGGCTACTTTCATCCAGATAACCTTCCAGCGGTTAGATTAGTAGGTAGTAGTAAGGCTGGAGAAAGAGAACTGAAGCCGTTTAAAGACACTTCGTTCGACATAAACAACTACTTGGTAACCAACGTAGTTTGATAGACACGTCGCTATAAGAAATACATTAGACATAGAGTCGCCAGACGGTGATGTAGCTTTGTATTTTTACACCTAAGTAAAGGAGAAAAAATGAGCAACGTAGCAGAAGCTATAGCTGAAGCTGTGCGCAAGCGCGGTGAAGACGCTGAAGAAAACGCACTTATAGAAGTAAGGGTAGGGTTTGCAAAAGACAGGCTGATACCTAAGTTTGTCAGGTGGGCAAAAGAGACTGCAGATGCTTTGCACCCTTTGCAAACAAAAGTTCATAGAGCTATAAGTCTAGATCTGTTTGAAATGACAGGGAAAGGTTTTCAAGGAGAAGTCAACTTAGGCGGCATTACGGTGCACCCTGTAGTAGGGCATAGAGCGATAAGCTTTAGCATATTTGGGTCTTACGATCCATTAAACGGTATCTTAAGCTACATAATTCTTTTGAGTCCTTTAATTCCGTTAAAAGACAGTATCTATAAAACCATAGAGAATACAACATCCAAAATAGCGCCTAAGCTTAAAGTAGACGTAGAGGCTAAGTGCTATGACTACTCGTTTCAGATATCAACCAGTAAGTGCGGTGAGGTGCGAGCTACAAAGGTTGAATGGCCACACATCAACTCTGAAAGGTACGCTCAGTATCTTCAAGAAATGTGGATGTATGTTTCTGATCTAGTGTTTGCGTTGTCAGGTCCTAACAGTTATGAAGGAGATAAAAATGGATAACGATTATGAACGTGAAGAAGTAGTGGCTAAACTGATAGCTATAATAGATGACGCTGTAAAAGATTTAAGAAAGAAGGGCGTTTCTACGCCAGAACTTATAGTAATGCTCCATAATTCTGAGAGCGACATATACGCTAAGATGGAGTCAATGAAGGAAGATATCAAGAAGTACAAAATAGCACCGGAAGAGATATTTTCAGGGTTTCTTAAAGCAGATAAGGCTAAGGCAGATAGTAATAAAAAAGAAATTAAAACCTGTGTAAAAGTAATCACTGTGTCAAATGAAGATATAACTTCCATTGTAAACGGAAAAGAAGTAGATACCTCTATAGATTCAATATTCTCAAAAAGAAAAAGCTTGAGAATTTGGACTAGAGCATTCTTCAGGTCTCAAGTATTCCCTGAATACATGGGACTTAGCAAAAGAAAAGGCGGAAGGCCTGATTCAGTATTGGTAGAATTTACGTGTGAAAACGACGTAGCTACTGTCAAAACTACATGCATACAGCTTGATGACGAAAATCCCCAAATTAGTGATATGGATAATTTCGTAAAGAAGGGAGTTGATTCATCAGCTTCAGCTGTGGAAATACGTAAGTTGGAAATTGCCAACTTAGTTGCGTGCACCCTTTTCATTCACGGAGAGATATACGAAGTAAATTACTTCAGGGTGTCAAAGAAAGGAAGAATAGAAGAAGAACCTAAAGCTTCGTTCAGAAGCAAGTCGGCTCACGATAGGTGGGTCAAAAGGTTAATAGAGAAGACTGCTAAGAAACAAGGATTTAATCTTAATAATGATAAAGAAGATAAGCCTTTGACTGCTCACAAAGTGAAGCCAGTAAATCGTATAAAATTCTCTGAGAACTAGGAGGATCCAAAATGGGTGCCCCTAGAGAATACCTTGAAGCTAAGTACGGAATAAAAAACGTACTTAGCTTAGAGGAGCTAAAGAAAAGGTTCACTATAGAAATGCAGACTAATGAGTCGGCAGTTCTTAAGAATAAAAACGGCAAGATAGTATCTTGTTCTAGGCAATTAGACCCTCTACTTTACTATGATTTTAGAAAGTATTAAAAGGAGGTGCTATGTTAAGCACGGAGCAAGTACTTCAATTCAATAATAAGGCTATAAAGAATAGGTTCATAAAGACGTTAAGTGCCCTACAATTAAAAAGTATAAAAAGTATACCAGCTAAGTTACTAGGTTCAGTTAGCTGGGATATGACTAAAGCTATACCTTGCAGTACTATCAACAAGAAAGTTGTAGATAGGTACTTTCGGCTATTGATGGAGCCTTATATTGATAAGAGTTTACTATCAAAAAAGGAGGCCGCTACGTTAGCGTGCCTTCCATCCTTTGCCATAGATGTGGTAGAGGAAGACTATGTTGATCTGTTTGGCCAATTCGATGAGGAGAATTATTGTGATTAATCAACCAAAGCAAGCTGGTAAAAATGTGGACGAAATGGGTTTCAATGGTTTAAGGAGTTCAGTAGATATGAGGTCAGAAGAAACAAGTTTCAGCTATAGAACTGGTACATTCGTGCCGGAACTGGACTCGACGTATGTCATGCCAAAGGATACAAAAGAATTGTTTGAGGTGCTCCAAGAGGAGCGTAAGTCTGAGAGCCAAAACGTTATTTTGGTAGGTCCAACCGGCTGCGGTAAGACCGAGTTTGCAAAGCAGTTCGCTGCTATGCATAAGCTACCATTACTAAAAATGGATTGTGCTAACGTAACGGAGGCGCAGCAGTGGTTCGGACACTTCGACCTCAAAGGCGGTAATATGTCTTGGCAAGAATCTCCATTCGATAGGGTTGTATCTGCCGGTAACCACGTCATATTGTTAGACGAGATCAACAGGGCGGCACCCGAGGTGCTGAACGTGTTGTTACCGTTGCTCGATACCAATCGGTCTACCTTTATTCAGGACCGCAAACCATCACCAATACTTAGGGACGGCGGTGGCTTGGTTTGGTTCGCAACTATGAACGAGGGTGCCGCTTACACCGGTACAATCAAGTTAGACAGAGCGCTACGTGCTCGCTTCAGCGATGTTGTAGAGCTCACTTACCTGTCAAAGGTAGACGAGATCGAGCTGCTAGTTAAGAGAACTAACATCAGTGTGGATAACGCCACTAAACTAGTGGACATTGCCGATACTATCCGCCGTAAGGCAAAAGGTATAGATAGCGTGTTCACTCACACAGTTTCCACGCGTGAGCTGTTAAACGCAGCTCGTAAGTTCACGCGTGGGGGTGTTAAGACTCTTCGCTTTTCTCTTATCAATCACTTCAGCGCAGGTACAGGTGCAGACTCTGAGAGGGCTCAGGTTCTAGAAATGCTGAAAGGTAAGTTTGGATCAATCGATGGTGATACGGCTAAGGCCGCTACCGCTAGCGATCTTGTGTCAAGCTTCTAGGGTTTTAATTAAGGCAGGACGGCGGTTTATATCGCCGTCCTTGGAGGTATTATTATGGGATTCAAAGAATGGTTCAATGATCCAGCATACAGAGCTGACTATGGTAGAAAAAGCTACTGGAAGTCGTGGAATGACGATTTGTATGGTGGGTATGACTACAATTCATACACAAGTTATACGTCGACGGCTCTAGTTCAGAGCCCTCAGGATAAAGCTAAAAAGGTATGCGAGGATGGTTTACGCGCTATAGGTCGTTCGGCTAACGTCATTCTGAACTCAGGTGACGAGAACGAGAGAAAGCTCTCAGTTAAGTTTAGTGACGGCACTGACGTTAATACAATCAGTGACAACACCATTTACATCAGCCCTGACGACTTGGTCAAGGCAGACGGTGGCGTTACAGAAGATGACGTTGTAGACAGTTTGTGCGGCCAAGTTATGATGGCAGCGCAGCTCAAAAGGCAGATAGACAACGACACCTACCAAGAGTTTATTAGAAGCGATGATATGGACGTCAAATCCGTATGGTCGGCTATTGAGTTTGCCATAGCTAGGGGAGATGTTATCAACGATTGGAGAGGTTTCAAGCCATACTTTGATAACTACTCAATAGCAAGTAGCGTAGTAACTTCAAAGGTTATTAAGCAACTGCTAAAGAACCACGATGGTTCTGGACCTGAAAGCAAAACGTCTAGTAAAGCGTTTGTCAAAGGTCTAGCGTGGAACTTGTATCACAGCCATGATCCCATCAAAATCCCAAGTTGCTACAACGAAGGTAAGATGGCTATAGCTGAAGGGCTAGCTAGTGTAAGAACTCCTAAGGATAGGTGGTACCTAGCAGAGGAGGTAGTTAAGCTCTTTAGAAAGCTATACGACGTAGCTCCTGAAGAACAAGAGGAGACTGACCCATCTGAAGAGATGGTCAACATACTAAGCAAAGAAGGC